ACCAGCTGTATATGTGCCCGCGCCAGAGAACTGGACCCAAGTAACTGCTGTAACGCCTAATGTGCCGCCCGGGTCGCTAGTACAGACCCAGCCTGTATCGCCATTAATTGTTCCTTCTTCGACAAACACATAGGCGGAGACTAACTGATTCCAGGTATTGGCGTCTGTGGTGCGAGCCCAAGCAGCTGGATTAGATAAATAGATGCCGTTGTTTGCAGGTAGTGTTTGGTTCTTAACCAGCACACGACTAAGTGACGTTGTAAACCCATCAATCGTCTGCTCACCAGAAAGTGTAATGTTTGCCGTTGTGGCAACTAGTACCGGTGCCTTGGTGTTAAGTCCCTGTGCAATGTTGTCAACGTACTGCTTGGTTGCTAACTGTAGCGCGCTAACTGGGTCTTGTGTTACGGCGACGCTTGTTAGTCCACCAAGTGTAAGGCTTGTTGCACCCAAAGCAATGTTTGTTGTACCAATAGTTAGTGAGCTATTTGTTAGCTGGCTATTTGCAATACTGCCTAGTGTACCGCCGAGTGTCAGGCTACCAGAGCTTGTCACGGTGCCGGTGAGTGTGATGCCGTTTACTGTGCCTGTACCTGCGACAGATGTCACAGTGCCCTGAGGATTTGCGGCTGTTGTTACCGCTGTTACTCTACCATACGTATCCACAGTGACGACAGGTATTAATGTTGCGGAGCCCGTGGTTCCTGCTGTAACAATACCAGACGAAAGGTTAATTGTTGGTATAGTGCCTGTTCCAGCGATTGTTAAGGTGCTGGAGGTAATACTGTTTACATATGTGCCAGATGGCTGTTTGTTGTTAAACGTATTCCAGTCGGTGGATGTTAAATATCCGCTCACCGACGTTGTCGCCGCGGCCATACTAATCGCTGGTGTATTGCCCCCACTACTAACTACGGGGGCCGTGCCTGTGACGCTGGTCACCGTTCCGCCACTTGATGGCGCTGTATTAGTTACTGTAAAGTTAGGGTAAGTACCCGTAACACTAATGCCTGTGCCGTTGGTAAATGCTACTGTCTGGTCCGGGGCCGTATTGGTAATGGTCAACGTACCGCTAGAAGTGATTGGACTTCCCGATACGCTAATTCCTGTCCCCGCAGTGGCGGCCACAGAGGTCACTGTCCCTACACTAATCGAGCCTCCAAGGCTCGTAGCCGTACCGTTGATAGTGATCGCTGAGTTAGCTAACTGTGCGTTTGTGACGGTGCCACTTAAATCCGTTGTTGGTACCGTTGAACTGGCCGTCATGGCCGACGTGCCATTGCCTTTTACGTAGCCCGTCAGAGTTACCACACCAGTACCACCATTAGAAGCATTTAACGTACCACCGAGCACCACAGCGCCAGAGGTTGGTGTGTTTGGTGTAAAGCCCGTCGTGCCGCCACTAAATGTTCCGGTTGCACCAGGGGCACCCGCTGGTATTCCAAAGTTAAACGTTGCTGCAGAACTACTACCTGAATTTGTTACCGTTGGGGTTGCGCCGTAAGGTAATGTTGTTGCTGTGCCCGCCGCAATAGTCGCTGCAGTGCCTGTGGGTCCAGTGGGCCCAACGGGGCCTTGCGGACCGACCACATTGCCACAGTCAACCGTACCACCCGTTGTGAGTGTTAAAATTAAATGGCCGGAGCCATTAATTGTTGCTGATATGTAGCCGGGTATTGGGCCGGTCTGTGATGTCGTACCATCACTGTAATAAAACACCAAGTAGTTCTGTGCGTCGAGTACTACATTGGTGATCAGTTTACCCGGCGATACGGCGTTAGCAATCAGGCTTACTTGTACCTGTTTGGTAACTCCGCGCTGCACGATTACCGTCTGCTCATCTCCTGTTACGGATATGGCGACGGGTAGTTGGGTTATACTTTTATCAGCCATGTTTTATGTGTAGGTAAACGCACCGTACGCTGTGCTGTTACCGAACGGAGAAAATACCTCGACGTTGACGATACCAGTGACGGCATAGGCTGGCGTTACTGCGGTGATAGTGGTGGAGTCAACCAGACTAAATGTTGCTACTGTGCCACCAAAGCGGACAGTCGCGACATCGGTAAAGTTACTACCATAGATTGTTACATGTGTGCCGCCGGACTTAGTCCCGGTCGCTGGTGATACTGATCCAACCTTTGGTACCAGGGTCATTGGTGACGGCACCACGTTGCTCATGGTGTTTAAATCACCCTGAGTATTTGCAGATGGTACGCCCTCAATAAATAAAGCGTTTTGGTTAGTGAACCCGTTCTCGGTCATAATCTGATTACCACCGATTGGGCCTGTAGCAACGGATACATCAGGACGTGGAAAGCGTAGTGCAATGTTTTCAGTTTGACGGGCTGGTAGGCGCCATGGATCAAAGTTATCTAAATCTTCCTTGCATACCCGCATCCCTGGAAAGTTGGGATCGGGCATCAGGTCTACATAGGCGAACTTTCTGCTGCACCGATCACACAGTGCAACAGAAAGTACCGAGTTTCCTCTTGTATCCAAATATACAGGAGGCATTATAGTTCTCCGTTTTTATAGCGTTTTTTAAACGTTCTAATATGTATGCCAAAATGCTCAGCTGCTAATTTTTGTGAAATAAATTCTATTCCGTTTACAAAAACTTTTTTGCCAGGTTTTAGTTTACCAAATTTACTTAAAGCTATTTTATTTTTAGTGTCTTCAGAATGTTGCCAACCATACCCCCTTGTTGCAATTCCTTTTTTAGTTGCTGCTGTTTTGGCTGCAACAATTGGGTTTCGCATTGGGTTTTCATTGCCAAATTTAACATTTGGCATACCACCACCGGGGGCAATGTTCCAACCAATTTCTTTTGTGTTTCTTAGTTTTGATTCTATTTCTAAACAATATTCTTTATTGCCTATTAAAATAATATCTTTCACTAAATTATTCCAACCGTATTTTTTAACAGCATTTGTTAAAATTGGGTTTATGTGTGTGTTTTGATTAGTTTGTGATTTGTGTTTAGAAAATCTTTTTTCAGTATTATTGGATACACCGATATAACCTTGAGTAAACAAGTTATTATGATCTTTATGGTGTATCCAGTATACTTGATACATCTAGTGCCTTAAGCCGACTGGCTATCGTTCTTGATTAACTTACCAGCTACAATAATACCTGCTGCAACAGAACCTGTGCTAGTTGATAGCTGCCATTGAATGTCAGTTTTTTCAGCGTAAGCAAATGGATCCGTTGGTCTAGTAATTGTATAAATAGCAACAAATGGTTGTTGTAGTGCTACAATTTTAACACCGTTAGTGTTGTTAATTGTTTGTACTTTGTAAGTTAAAATTGTTGCGCTAGTATAGCTGTTTGATGAATTAACTTCAACTTGATCTAAGTAAAAAGTATATCCCGCTGGAACAGTGTACACGGTGCTTTGTGATTTACCAATACCGATATTAATCTGCGCAACAGTATTGCTAGATTGTTTAGCAGTGATGGTGCCGACGTTAGTATTTTGGCTTGTACCGGCGGATGTTAGAACCATGCTATTAATGCGTAAATAGCTATTAACAGTTGTTACGCCAGTGGTGCCGTTTAAAGCAATAACTTCAGATATAGGTGCAAAGTTTGCATCTAAACCAGAAATTAATACCTTTGCAAGAGTATCATCAGAGGCGGATGTACTTACTACAGTCATTTGACCGGCAACTGTTGGGTATACATAAGCGGCAGCATTTTCCCAAATAGCAATAGGTGTGGTTGTTACAGCAGCTTGGTATCCAAAAATACTAAGAGTGCTGTGGCCCATGATTTGATTGCGTGAAACTTGCAAGTCAAACGGCTCGTAGGCGCCTTGAACGGTTACGGAATGGGGTGGGGATGTATACGGATTGTAGGCGTTAGCCATAGGTTTCTCCTAAAAGTTAAAGGAGGCGGGTTGCCCCGCCATCTAAATTAGCTGTTAGTGTAACCAGAACCGTAAGCTGTGATAGAACCATCAGTGTTACGTGGTGTGTACTCAATAGAGAATGTGCCAGCCAATGTGCCAGTGATAGCAGAAATAGCAGTTGCTGTAAAGGTAACAGTTGCGTCAGTTGCACCAACGTTGTTCAATACAGTAGCTACCGCAGCAGTTGCTGTTGGGGACAATACAATAACACCACCAGTTGTAGTTGGGGTAATTGTACCGACGTTAACACCAGCTACGGCTACAGTGATAACACCACCAGTGATAGCGGAAGGAGCAGTAGTTTCGTAGAAACGAATTGTACTAATTAAAGAACCGGCTGGTAATACGAATGGAACTGCAGTTGTTGAGCCGACATCGTAAGTTGACAATGCACCAGCACTGATAGTGGTGGTAATTGGGGCGATGTACTGTTGTTGTGTGGATTGTGCTGCACCAGTGTTATCTGGGGCGATTGTGCCGTCGTTTGATGGGTTGTTACGTACAAAAATACGAATCGGCGAGGTAAAAGTTGATGACATGTTTTATTTCCATTTCTTAGTGGGTATCCCAAGCTGTCTCTAAGTTGTCTCACCGGGAAGTGTCGGCGGTCAGAATGGGATTAATCTTCCTATACATATTAATGCAAAATAAAGGGATATTCCGCCCTAAAATGTGAAAAAGGCTCACCTTTTGAGTGAGCCTTTTTACTTTTACTTCGGATTACAGATTATAAACCTGCTGTACCAAAGATGTTACGTGCATCGTGCCAGCCTGTAGCATAACGCTCAGTAGCCTTATAACGCATGGAGTCAGTCTCAAAATCCCCTTCCATAGATTTCTCTAGGTTACGGCGATTAACGAGCATGAGACCATTTTCAGCATCGGTCTGAACCCACCAGGCTTTGCTAGAGGACAGACGTGTAACCACGTGTGTACCTTTAGGCAACATGCCTGTTGATTTGATAGGGTTCAAATCGTTGTCAGCTGTACCAGAACGGAGTACAGATTTGAGGATAACCTCAGCCTGGAACTCGAGTGCTGGTGGAACAACTAATTGTTCAGCCTTGAGACGAATACGCTTACCATTGTTGTCAATAGCGCCGCGGATTTGAATCAACATCTGTTCAACAGAAGTTTGTGACAATGAAGCTGCTGTGGATAACTGGTTTGAGTATGTCAAACCGTTAGCTACAGGGTGAGCTGTATTGATCAATGTAACGCCATCGCCACCAACGTAGCCAGTTGTGAACGCGAAGTTCAACAAGTTAGCACAAAGGGTTTCTTTGGTTTCAATCATAGACTGAGCCAAGTGTTTAGCGAAGGTGCTACCGATACGGATGTGATCGCCGTCTTCCATCAATACTTTGGTCAAGGCATAAGCCAAGCCATAGATTTGGTAGATGAAACGGGTGATGTACAATGTACCACCTTGGTCATAGCTGACAGGAGTACCGTCAGGCATGGCAGGTGCAGCATTCATACCGAAGAGCATTACTTCTTCGTGATAGTTACGTGGAATACCTTGGATCTGT